TGCCTCTGAAAGTCATTGATATTTCTGAAGACCCAGAAAATAGTGATGTAGGATCAGCACATACAAACGTGTATTGTGTCATTGGAAACCATATATTCGGCCTTAAAGGCGTCGGATTAGCGTAAGGAGCTAAACAATGGCTATTTCACGTTCACAACTGGTTAAAGAACTAGAACCGGGACTAAACGCACTCTTCGGAATGGAATATAACCGTTACGATAATGAGCATAGCGAAATCTACGAAACCGAGACATCAGATCGCGCTTTCGAGGAAGAAGTTATGCTTTCAGGTTTTGGGAATGCTCCCACAAAAACCGAAGGTGCTGGCATATCGTTTGATGATGCTAACGAAGCGTACACCGCCCGTTACACCCATGAAACCATTGCCTTAGCGTTCGCTTTGACCGAAGAAGCGATTGAAGACAATCTCTATGATCGTCTTGGCGCTCGTTACACTAAAGCTCTTGCGCGCTCTATGGCGCATTCCAAGCAAGTTAAGGCCGCTGCTACTCTTAACAACGCCTTTAGCTCATCCTTTACGGGTGGTGATGGAAAAGAACTTTGTGCAACTGACCACCCGTTGGCTCAAGGCGGTACTTTCCGCAATGAACCAACGACTGCGGCTGACCTCAACGAAACTTCGCTTGAAAATGCTCTAATCGACATTTCAACGTTTGTAGATGAGCGGAATATGATTATTGCTTTAAAAGGCACTAAGTTGATTATTCCACCACAGCTTCAGTTCGTTGCAGATCGTCTGCTGGAATCGACCTTGCGTGTTGGCACATCTGATAATGATGTAAACGCACTTCGCAACATGGGTATGCTTCCAGAGGGTTATACCATTAACCACTTCCTGACCGATACTGATGCGTTCTTCCTGAAGACTGACGCGCCAAACGGCTTTAAGCACTTTGAGCGTTCTCCCATGCGTACAAACATGGAAGCAGACTTTGATACAGGCAACATGCGGTTCAAAGCGCGTGAGCGTTATTCATTTGGCTTCTCGGACCCACGTTGCGTCTTCGGCTCACCCGGCGCGTAACCCGAACAAATGTTCTAACTATGAAAGAGGGCGGTTTAACTGCCCTCTTTCTTTTTTTGTAAATCTAATTTAGAGTATGAATATCCCTGACAGGCGCATTCTGTGTCTGACTTAACCCACGACAGGAGATAATCATGGGTAATTCTACTTTTAGCGGACCAGTGCGTTCGCAAAACGGTTTTGAAGACATCACAACCAATGCCACAACTGGCGCTCAGACAACTAATTCCACATATGGTACAAACGCTTCTGTAGGCGGCGACCTTACGGTACTTGGGTCTATCTTGTCTGGTGGCGTAAGCCCCGCGCTGAACGGTCTAGCTGTAACTGCTAAAGCTACAGGAGCCACTGTTACTTACGTTGCTGGAATTAACGTCAACCCATTCACTGGTGGCGCACAGCAAATCACTACTCTGCCAGCAGCGACAGCAGGTGTTGTTGTTGTACACGCTCAGTCAGTAGACACTACTGGCGGCACTGCTTTCTTGAGCTTTGATTGTGCGGGTAGTGATGCTTATGAAACAGGCAGCGTTATCGAAAGCCGTACAAGCAGCGCAGTTGTGTTTGATACGTCTACTTCGGGTGAAACTTTGTTGAAGTATACTCCTGCAAGCGCAACAACAAACTTGTTCAGCATTGGCTCGTACATCTACTTTACTTGCACAACAGCAGGTCTGTGGAATATCTCGTTTAACTTTCAGCCTCTTGGTGCGGGTACTACTGGTACGTTTGTTTTCGCAGCCTAATGTTTAACTTGGCGGGGTTAACGCCCCGCCTTCATTTATAGGAGGCCGAAATGGCAGGATCAGACGTAACCGCAGTCATCATCACTGATGAAGTGGCACTAGATGCAAACGGAATATCAGTTGCCGCCTCAGTGGGCAACAACGCGGCTTTAACAATTGGCGGGGCTTTAGCCGACGGCGGAAGTGTTATTAACGCCTCTGCACGGCAGGTAACAATTTTGTCCGCAGGTAACGATTCTTCAAAATCGTTTAATATAGTTGGCACAGATGTAAATGGTGCGGCTCTTACTGAGAACCTTACGGGCGCTAATGCTGGAACAGCAACAAGTTCAGGTTATTTTAAAACTATTGCAAGCATAACTGCTGTAGGAAACCCCGCTGGAAACGTATCCGCTGGAATCAATAACAATGCTTTAGGTGTTGTTTTTGCAGGTCGCACTCGATTACAAGGGTTTTCTTTTGTATCTGGCGGAACCGCAGGCACAGCTAATCTTAGAGATACAGGTGCGACTGGAACAGAAGTTATACAGTTCAGATCAACTGGAACTGACAGTCAGTCGGATGGAGCCCGTGGGTTTCCTGATGAGGGCATTTTGTTTAAGGACGGGTGTTTCGTTACATTTATCGTAGGCACCATTGATTTGATGATGTTCTATCACGCATAAACTTTAGGGCAGTTTGATATGGCTAAGATCGACAAGTCCAAGATGAAGTGCAACAGCCCCAAACGGCAGAAGTCTGGGGGCAAGAAGTTTGTTGTGAAGGCTTGTGATAAGGGCAAAGAAAAAATAGTTCGTTTCGGCGATGCCAATATGACTATTAAGAAGTCCAACCCTAAACGGCGCAAATCATTTCGTGCAAGGCACGGGTGCGATACAAAGAAACTTGACAAGCTCTCCGCTCGTTATTGGTCCTGTAGTAAATGGTGATGAAATGAAATTAGATCTACATCAAACCGTTTCTTTTATTGTGCTTGGGCTTGTTAGCTGGGGGGCCTTACAGCTTTACCAGATGAACGCCAGTATATCCTTGGTGACATATAAAGTTGAAGAGAACCACCAGATGATAAAGCCTATGTGGCAGGACTTTTTAATACGGAAGGCTGACTATGACGTTATCCCGATCACAGATGTCGAAGCAAATATCCACGCCTCCAAACAAGGGGAAAACTAATGCCCAAAGACGCTTGTTACAAGAAGGTCAAAGCCAGGTACAAGGTGTTCCCAAGCGCCTACGCCTCGGGAGCAATAGCAAAATGTCGAAAGGTGGGCGCGTCAAACTGGGGAGAATCTTCTAAGAAGCGCAAACGCCCTGTCACAAAGAAGCTAAAAGAGGGCGGCTTTATTGCTCTGGGCTGTGGCGAGGTTGAAGAGAATAGACGCAAAGAAACGAATATTTACTGATGGCTGTTCGTAAAACAAAAAAAGGCGCGGCCCTCAAGCGGTGGTTCAAAGAAGACTGGGTAGATGTCAAGACGGGCAAGCCTTGCGGTCGGAAGAAGGGGGAGAGCCGAAGCACTCCTTATTGCCGTCCAAGTAAGAGGGTGAGTTCAAAAACGCCTAAGACATCTAAAGAAATGACATCATCGGAAAAACGTAGTAAGATACGGGAAAAGAATAAACTTGGTCAACCTGCGGGCAAACCCCGTAGAGTGTCCGCAGCGAAACGTAGTACCAAACGTAAAACAAAGGAGTATTAAAATGGTGTTAAAGACAGTCCCCATGAGTGATAAAAGATCACGAGCTATGATGGATGGGTTAACTCAAGCAGATGTAGACGCAATGTCTCCTAAAGAGCGCAAACTATTTGAAGAATCAGGTTTTAGGACTGGAGACCGCACATCCGCCCAAGTAGAGGCTTTGGAAAAGAAATATAAAGACAGAGGAATATCGGGGGATAAAGTTTTCAAAGAAAAGTTCAAAGAACTTGTTGGTGATACAACATCTATCAGACAAAGAGATGCAAACCTTATTAAGAAATACGGTAAGGACGCAATGAAAGCTCGATCTTTTGAAAGTCCTACGGCCCCTAAAAAAACTAAAGTTAAAAAAGCCAAGGGCGGCATGATTTCTACAAAACGCTATATGAACGGCGGGGCCGTTATGTCTGGGCGTGGTGTACGCGATACAAAGATAGGCTAGGTAAATGACAACATCAGATTCAAGAGACTTTAATCTCGACGTCGCTGAGATTATAGAAGAAGCGTTTGAGCGGTGCGGAATAGAAGTTCGCACTGGCTATGACGCCCGTACAGCTCGTCGCTCTTTGAACTTGATGTTTGCAGAGTGGGCTAATCGTGGGCTAAACATGTGGACCGTGAAGCAGGGAACTATCACCCTGACACAGGGGCAATCGGAGGAGACGTTACTCGCCGATGTGGTTGATATCTTGGAAGTGGTGCTGCGTCGAAGCGGTACAGACTTTGACTTAACCCGCATTAGTCGTGGGGATTACGCCACGTTGCCCAACAAAACAACGCAAGGACGGCCAAGCCAGTTCTGGTTTAACCGTCAGATTGCGCCTGTAGTTAATCTTTGGGCTGTTCCTGAGAACTCTACTGATCAGTTGATTTACTATTACCTACGCCGGATTGATGACGCGGACACTTTGGTAAACACCACAGACATGCCGTTCCGTTTTTACCCCTGCATGGTTGCAGGGTTAGCCTATTATCTAGCGTTGAAGCGGGCTCCCGAGCGTGTGCAGCTTTTAAAAACTGTGTACGAAGAAGAGTTCCAGAGAGCCGCAGATGAAGACGAGGCCCGTGTTCCGTTGAAATTGCAACCTAGCATACAGTACTTGAGGTTCTAATGGCGTTTGCATCTGGTAACAAAGCATGGGGGATTTCGGACAGATCGGGGTTTAGATACCGTCTCAAGGACATGAAGAAGGAATGGACTGGCTCTTTAGTTGGCCCTGACGAATTTGAGTTCAAGCACCCCCAACTGTTTCCTTCTCGAGCAGGACCAGATCCTCAAGCGTTACGCAATCCAAGACCCGAGCCTAATTTGGTAGAAGAGAGAAACATCCAGTACGGGTGGAACCCTGTTGGCGGTTCGACATCTAATGGCATTAACCCCCCTAACAACCTGGAAGCCACTGGGACGGTAGGCGAAGTGACGGTGACAACATGAGCTTTACATACACACAATTAAAGACGGCGATTCAGGACTACACGGAAAACAACGAAACGTCTTTTATTACAAACCTCCCTTTATTTATTCGTTTAACTGAGGAGCGCATCCTCAAGAACGTCCAGCTTAGTTTGTTTCGCAAGAACGTGGCGGGTGCAATGTCTGCATCAAACAAGTTCTTGGAGGTTCCTAGTGATTTCTTAGCCCCGTTCTCCTTATCGTTTACGGACAGTAGTGGTGCTGCAAACTTTGTAGACTTCAAAGACCCAGAGTTTGTGCAGACGTACACCCCCAACCCTGCTACAACTGGGGCTCCTAGATACTATGCGATGTACGATTTAAACACATTTATCTTAGGTCCTACACCTAACGGCAATTTTGTTTCCGAACTTCATTACTTCTATCGCCCTGAGAGCCTGACAAAGAGCACTTATACGTTGACACTTACCAATGTCACAGGGACGTTCACTGCAAGTGACACAATTACAGGCGGCACAAGTGGCGAGAGTGAGGGCCTTACTTCTGTTCCAACCACTACCTCGGTAGTCGCGGTAATCCCCAGTAGCAACTACACTGTAGGTGAAACAATTACAGCCAGCCCTAGTGGAGCAACAGCCACTGTATCTGCGATTGGCCCTGACATCACATTAACATGGTTGAGCGAAAACGCAGAGATGGCGATGCTCTACGGAAGTTTATCTGAGGCGTATCTTTACATGAAGGGCGATCCTCAAACCATGCAGATGTACATGCAGAGATTTGGTGAAGCAGCGGGCAGGTTGAAGAACCTGGGCGAGGCTCAAGAGGTCACGGACGAGTACCGCACTGGTCAACTCATTCGCGCCAAAACATAAGGAGATTAACGTATGACCGCATCTTTCCCCGTCACGATGTCGAACGATTTTAAAGTTGAAGTTG